TCCACTTCTCACCTAGCACCCGCTCGATACGACGACAGATGTAAGGGATGTCATACAGGTTGTTATTCCATCCAGTAATGATATCAGGGGTATTCTGATTCCACCATGAGTGAAAGTCCTGTAGCATCTCTTGCTCTGTCCAGAAGACTCGGTATTCAATACCCTCAGGAGGTACAAACTCTCGGGTGCCCCAAGTGATTGTCTCTTTGGTATTGAAATTCTTCATCGTAATGCATAGCATCTCCTCAGCAGATGCTTGCACGTCTGGGAATCCATTCTCACAGGCGACCTCAATATCAATAGTCCAGATCTTCATCTGGGACATGTCATAATCAATCTCACCTTTCCATTTTTGAGCGATGTGTTGGTAAACAAACCGCTCGTATCCATGGACTTCCAGACCCGATGCGCCCTCATACTGTTTGAGAAACTCCCGTGCTTCACGAGCGCCATCAAACTGCTTAGGGAAAGCATAACGACCATCCAGTGTCTTAAACTTACTCGTCTTCTGTTGTGCGTTAGGCACTAGAAACAAAGTAGGGCGAGACTTCTCCCGATACTGCACGGGGTCTCCGTGCTCGTAACCTCGAATGAGAATGTCATCGCCCAGTAGACAGACACTTGTATAAAAATCACTCATTAACTGCTTTCTGGTATGCTGCCAGCACTGCGGGTGCAGGATCCAGTATAGACATAATATCCGTAGATGTCAAGAAGAGGAATCGTTGGTCAGTGTGGAGAGGATACACTTGCACAGTGCCTTCCACCGTGATCACATGCGAGTCTTCCAGTAGGAGACTAGGTTCTTCATCCATCTCAGTCAGTTTACCAATGAGGTAAGTGTCTGGATTGTTTTTTAGAATTAAAACTTTAATCATAGATCTCTTGCGGTTGCATCCTCTTCATCAAAGTATACACTCATACCAGCAGGTTTATGGGATTTAAGTATAGCCTTGTAACTTTCAATCACGTTTTCGTGAGGGTCACCAAGACTTACAACTGACATTACAGATACAATGTTGTTACCCACAGTCAGTGGAGACCATGGAAACAATTTGATCTGCACATCAGACAGGTCCATCTCATCAGGGACAGTTTCTTCTCCCTGAAATTCAAACATCTTGTCTGCTGGTTGCTCAATCACCACTGAGTATGGTTGAGTAAACTGATACGCGAGAGGCAGAGTGTGGTCTTCGGATGCCCTGACTTCTTTAACGTCAGCGATTACGTCCTCGCCGCTTTGCATTCTTGCGATTTTTACGCTCATAATCTTTTTCCATTAGTTGTTCGTAAGTGCCCTGCACCATGTCTTGAAAGGCACGGCGTGCTGTGATGTTTTTCTCATCAGCAAGGACGTGGACATACTGCATAAACGAGTCCATCAGATCAGGTGGCACGTCAAGAGTAAGTGTTTCGCTTTTCTCTGCGTAAGTCTTACTACACAGGTTAACATACATATTCATTAAAATCAACTCCAAACAAAAAGAGACCCCGTGAGGTCTCTTTGGTTGTATATTATATATGTCAGTAAAGATACTCTTCTTGCTCCGCTAGGATTACTAGATCGGATGTAGGATAAGAGACACAGGTAAGTAGGAATCCTGCTGCGATCTGATCATCGTCTAGGAATGATTGATCTTCCTGATTCACTGTACCTGACTCAATCTTACCAGCACAAGTGCTACATGCACCTGCACGGCAGGAGTATGGCATATCTACCCCTGCTTCCTCTGCTGCTTCAAGAATATATGTATCCTCATCACATTCAAAAGTTGTTGCGGTCCCGTCTGATTGCTTGATAGTTACGTTCATCGATTAATTTGTCACTAGACCCAGTATATATCAATAATCGCTGCTGTAACTTTTGCAAGTCGCTTTGTTTTCATCTGAAGACCTACACCATTGTCTGACGTATGCATCTGCATCCTGCTCCATGGAGAAGTGTGCATGGTTATGCAGTGCCCCTATTAGAATAAGGACACCGACGCTCAGTAAATTAATGTGCGTTACTGGGTGACTCACTGCTACTCGGAGGTAGTGCAGTATTTTGGATTTCATAAACCTTCAGTTTCTGGTGGTCAGGGATAATCTTCTGCAAGTCTACCACAAGCATACCGTTTGTGAAGCTGACTGTGCCGACTTCGACATCATCTGCCAGGTTGAAACCTCTTGCGAAGGACCGAGATGCCACGCCCCTGTGGACATACTCCTCCTCGTTTGCCTTCGCCGCCCTTGACTTGACGATCAGGACATTGGTTTCTGTAGTTACCTCAATGTCTTCTGGTGACCATCCAGCTAGTGCTATTTCGATCCTCCATTTGGTATTGGATTCCTTGACGATATTGTAGGGAGGATACTGACCACCTGGTGATCCTACTCCGTAGGAATGCAAGCGGTAAAATAGGTCGTCAAAACCTACTGAAAATCTTTGTGACGCATCAAAAATAGCGTCGATGTCTTTCGACGTAAACTTAGTAATGTCCATAGCTCCTTATAAAGCGAGTGGTAATGTGTGGTCCCCGAAGGCAACCAAATCTATTTATATAATTAAGACGTATGGTTTACCGTAAACATAATCATCTTGCTAAATAGGCTTAGCACTATACAATCGATGGAAATGAGAAAATCTCTGCTCCCTATCGTTATGGTTTTGATGACAGCGGGTGCCGCCCAAGCAGGTGGTCTCGTCACTAAACATGCTTCCAGTGTGCAATTGAATGTTGATGCAGCAAGGTCTACCGTCTCCAGAGTTGGTAACTCCTACGCAATTTCAGGTAGTGGGGTGACCACTACTGATGGCACGACTGCTGGCACTATATCCACAGGCACGATCACCTCAGGTGTGATGTCACCAGGAACTATTGCAGCAACACAGCACACAAACGGAAATGCATTCAGCTATAGCCAATCGTTTACTCAAGCTGATGCTATTTCAACAAGCGCACCGACTGTAGGCACGGTGGGTAACTTCTCCAGTCAGACTTCATATACTGCTGGTGCCAAAGACAGCCTTGCAGGTACTGTCTTGACCAGTGGTGCCCTTACGGTAACAGCTGGTGGGGCTGGCACGTCGGCAACAGGACAATTCGTCTCTGAGATCACGGTCATTGACTAGGAGACTTAAAGATGATCCATTCTGGAAAGACAATCTTTTGGTCTGCGATGTTTGTGGTGGGTGCAAGTGCCACACTTGCTCCTGCCCAGGCGGTCCCCGTGGTCCCAAATTTCACCCAGGGCTCAATGACCAGCCACACGGAGACAACCTCAAAGGTGACCGAGACCATAAACAGCATGGACTACAACACGGGATATCAGTATTCCGTAACTGGCTCAGGCGTTACCGCTTCTGGTAACCTAAATCCTGGCACAGGGACAAACAATGTAACTATTGATGGAGTGACTTCTTCATGGACAACGCCGACGAGCAAACCAGCGTTTACACAAACGACACCAGGCGCAGCGTTTCAATTCACGGAAACACTGAGTGGACCAGGGTTGACTCAACAGACAATTATTCAAAGAGTGACAGAGGTCACAAGCGTAACCGATACCACAAGTATCTTTACCCAGTAATAGCACTGTTTATAGCAGCACCAGTCAACGCCGAAACAGTTGGTGGTGTATCAGCAACAGCATCTCCAATCGCGAATAGTTCTGGCTCAGTGACGAACCAAGCTATTCAGGTTTTACAGGGTCCATACATCACTAATACATACGGGAATGGTATTAGTTGTCAAGGACCCACCATGAATTTTACGCCCTATGTGACAGGCACAGCGTCAGCATCTAAACCATATGAGCCATACTATATGGATCCTGTGTACGACATGCGTGACCTAAATGAAGATGGCTCGCTAGACAATCCAGGTGATATTCTCTATCACGTCCCTACTAGGACAGGTCAGAAAGATAACTACAGCATTGGTGTAGGTTTTTCTGCCACATGGTCTAGACTCTTGGATAAGAAACTACAAGAACAATGCAAAGAAGCAGCTACTGCTAACAGCAACATGATGAATAAGCTAACTGCTAATAGAAGATTAGAGATTGATATCGC